GAGCGAGCTATATTCTTTGTTCTACTACCTATGTTTCGCTTTCTTGGTGATGCTGCTCTCAGAACAGTATCAGCTGATATATCCAGAGATGAACAAATCCACGTGGCAACAAATAGCCTTGTATGTGCTGAGTTGGGGCTTGTTCCTAGCTCTTCTTTGGATAAGCTTCGGAAAGCAACTATACAATGGGTACTACAACCCCTAACAGAAAACAATACTGATAAATATTTGTCGAAAAAATTTTGGGCAGATGCGAGCGATCAGTTAATGTATCAGGGCAAAGCCCCACAGTTTTCTGACACCAGAGCAGCTCGCATGCCCGCATTTTTTGAACATGCAAATACAAACCTCCCTCAATACGCTTAGTTTTCAATCTGAAAAGTTAAAGAAATTGGTAGAGGATCTTGAATCCAAGTTCGCTTGGTATCCCGTCCACCCCAAGGAGGAGTTAGCCTCCATTATGTACCGCTCGGGACAACAAGAAGTGGTACAATACGTAAAAACTATTTTAGAAGAAGACGATGTGTCTATTTAGATCAAGCCCTGCACCTATGCCTACACCGGCTCCGATACAGCCAAGGCAGCCTGATGTAGTACAAGCATCTAGACTACCTAGCAAGAAAGAGTTAGTAGATCCTGATGAAACAGCAGGCGTAGAATATGGTACGACTGCAAAGGCTCAATCAAGAGGAGCTGCTAAGAAAACTGGTACAGATGCTCTTAAAATTAACATCAACCCCGGTTCAACAGGTGGTGGTACAACTGGAGGTCTTAACACACCATGATATATAAGGCTAAGGAAAGATACAATCAACTTTCGTCAGGCAGAACACAGTTTCTAGACATGGCAGTTGAATGTTCTGAACTTACCTTACCATATCTTATAACTAGAGACGACAACTACAAAGGCAAACGAAATCTGCAACAACCATGGCAGTCAGTCGGAGCTAAAGCTGTTGTCACATTAGCTGCAAAGCTTATGCTCGCAACTCTACCACCACAGACTAGCTTCTTTAAGTTGCAAGTCAGAGACGACAAGCTAGGAGAAACACTAGACCCAAACATGCGTACCGAGTTAGACTTATCATTCTCAAAGATAGAGAGATTGATTATGGATTTCATAGCCGCATCAAATGATAGAGTCGTAGTGCACCAAGCTTTAAAACATCTAATCGTATCTGGTAACGCCCTTATATTTATGGGTAAGGATGGATTAAAACATTTTCCATTGAATAGATACGTAGTTAATAGAGATGGTAACGGTAATGTTATCGAGATAGTGACTAAAGAATTAATTAGTCGCAAAGTATTAGGAATAGAGAAATCAAAACTAGACCCGACAAGTAATGATGAGGGTCCATATGAAGACGACGCTGAGGTATACACCTGTGTTAAACTGGATGAGCAGAGTGGTAGTTGGAGATGGTATCAGGAAGTGGACGATATGGTCCTACCCGGAAGCCAAAGCTCCGCACCGAAGAAAGCTTCACCATGGTTAGTGCTTCGATTCAATACAGTAGACGGAGAGGACTACGGACGTGGAAGAGTAGAGGAATTTATAGGAGACTTACGTAGTCTTAATGGATTATCTCAGGCTCTAGTAGAAGGTGCTAGTGTAGCAAGTAAAGTTATCTTTCTTGTATCACCATCTGCTACAACCAAACCTCAAACTTTATCCAAAGCTGGCAATGGAGCTATCATACAGGGTAGACCGGAAGACGTAGGAGTTGTACAAGTTGGTAAGACAGCAGATTTTGCTACAGCAGCACAGCTCTCACAACAAATAGAGAAAAGAATCCTCGAAGCTTTCTTAGTTATGAATGTAAGAAACGCTGAAAGGGTCACCGCTGAAGAGGTACGCCTTACTCAGCTAGAGCTAGAGCAATCCCTCGGCGGACTGTTCAGCTTGTTAACGGTAGAGTTCTTAGTACCCTACCTCAACAGAACTCTGTTAATACTACAGAGATCTAACCAAATACCTAAGCTACCTAAAGATGTCGTAAGACCAAAGATAGTAGCTGGTATAAATTCATTAGGAAGAGGACAAGACAACGAAGCTCTGACTAGATTCATGGCTACAATAGCACAGACTCTAGGACCAGAAGCTATGATGAAGTACATTAACCCAACAGAAGCTGTACAAAGATTAGCAGCGGCACAAGGTATAGATGTTCTAAATCTAATTAAGACTCCTGAGCAGATGGAGCAAGAGAAACAGATGCTAATGGCACAGCAAGCACAGCAATCACTTGTAGATCAGACTGGTCAGCTTGCAGGCACTCCTCTTATGGACCCAACCAAGAACCCGCAGTTAGCAGATCAAGCTTCAGCCGTCATGGAAGGAATGATGTCACCTCCCGAACAACCACCAGAAGAATAAATGGCAACAGCAGAAGACAAAACATTTACAGTTGACACAACAACACAAACAGAAACCGTACCTGATAACCTCACGCCAGAAGAGCAAGACTCTCTGGCTGTTGGGGAGAAGATAGCAGCTGAACAAGATACCTTACTAGCGGGTAAGTATAAGACAGCTGAAGATTTAGAAAAAGCATACAAAGAACTTGAGTCTAAATTAGGATCACAAACAAAAGAAGATGTAGAGACAGCCGAACCTGAGTCAGAATCTGAATCTGAACCAAGTTCATTATCAGCCAATGCTAGTATTATAACAGACGCATCTGATGAGTTCTATAATAACGATGGTAAGTTGACACCTGAGACTTTGGAAAAGTTTAAAGGTATGTCTAGTGAAGACTTAGTTAATGCTTACATAGAAGTAACCAATAGTCCAGACTGGCAAGCTAATGCACCAACTCAAGTTGAAGATGTTACTGATGCCCAGATAAATGAAGTAAAAAATTATGCTGGAGGAGAGCAAGCTTATAGTGATATGATAAAGTGGGCTGGTCAAAACTTAGATCAGAAAACTATAGCAACCTTTGATGACATTGTAGCTAAAGGTAATATAGATGCTATCAAGTTTGCAGTAACAGGACTGAAGTCACAGTATTTAAACGCAGTAGGATTTGAAGGAAAGATGGTAACAGGTAAAGCACCACAAACAAGTAAAGATGTGTATCGTAGCCAAGCAGAATTAGTTGCAGCTATGAATGACAAGAGGTATGATAACGACCCTGCTTATAGGCAAGATGTTATTCAAAAACTAGAACGATCAGACAACCTTACATTTTAAAATCATGCCTAGTAATTTAAATCAACCCGGTGAGAGTGCTCCATATAGAATATTCAGAGCACCTAGACCGGGCCAAGAGCGGAAAAGAGAAACTTACGAACAGCTTGAGCTACCCATCAAGTTAGCTAAGATGAAGAAAAAGACAAACAACCATGTCAACGAAACGTAAGAGTGTCAGCCTCAAGATGGGCAAGCACAAGTCTCGCTCAGGAGGACTCACAGCAGCCGGTAGAAGGAAGTACAACGCAGCTACCGGCTCTAACCTCAAGGCTCCTCAGCCCGGAGGTGGTCCACGCAAACGCTCATTTTGTGCACGCATGAAAGGAGTCAAAGGACCAATGAAAAAACCAAACGGCAAGCCTACACGTAAGGCTCTTGCCCTACGTAAATGGAAATGCTAACATGGCACATAAAAAAGGCAGCAAGTGTGGCTGCAAGCACGGAGGCAAGAAACGCTGATGGCTAAACGAGGATTATACGCAAACATCAATCGTAGAAAAAAGCTAGGCATCAGCCGTAGCAAAAAGAAATCTACTATCACCCCGAAAGCTTATGCTAATATGAAAGCAGGCTTTCCTAAAAGGAAAAAGAAAAAATGATTACCAACGAATATGGTAAGAGTAACATCTACCCAAACGAACCACCCATACAATTATTACCCCCAAGAAAACTAATGTCACCAGAAGCAGAAAGATTTAATGGTTGGGCAGCAATGCTCGGCTTCGTAGCAGCTGTAGGAGCCTACGCAACAACAGGACAAATAATACCCGGAGTATTCTAATGGCAGCTATCTCAGTAACAAGAGAAAGCCAAGCCAGTAACTGGCAGAGATTCTGCGAGTGGGTTACAAGCACAAACAACAGACTATATG